ATTGACCGCTCAAGCGCTTGCACTCAGGGGCGGTAGCACGATTCGCCGTACTGCGAGTTCGAATGAGCTGGTGAGCCAGTTTGAGAGCAAGATATATCGTCTAGCTGAAGATCCGACTAAGATTGATAGTAATATGTTCGACGCCGTAGATAACGCTACCACAAAGTTCACCGATGCCCGCGACGCTGCCGTCCAAGCTTACAATAGGTTTACAGAGGCTCCAACGTCAGGTAATGCAAGGGCATATCATGCTGCTCAGGATGCCGCCGATGCTGCCGATAAGGCCGCCAAGATGACTGAGTTCAAGATTGCGAAGACTATTCTCAAGGGAAACAAAGATGTCAAACAGATACGAGAATTGCAGAAGATGGCGCAAGAGTCTGATCTCTACCAGATGGACGCCATTGACTCATCAATGCTCTCGGGCACAGGTACATTCTCGAGGAACTTCGTGAACTCCGCTGTCGGCGGGTCTGAAGAAGGACTATTCGGCGGTATTGCATCACGAGTTGCGAACAAATTGACCGGCGAACATGTTGGTGGTGGCGCGGGAAAGGGGACTCTTGAGGGCTTTGGCAAGGGAGTATCTAACATTGTAGACGCATCCAAGGCTCGCGCTGCGAATGCCGGATGGAACCCACTTGAGCACTTCAAGAACTGGTCTACCACCGGGAACCAGCTTGGCGACTCAGTTATCGAGAGTCAGGTTACACACAACGTACTCGATCACTACACCCAATCACTCAGAGATCAGGGCTATAAAGGTCGTGAATTAACAGATAGAGCATCGGTGATGGCTCGTCAGGACCCAGATAAGGTTACGAATATGTATGCCGGCTACGCTCGTGCGGCCGCTGGACTCGGTAGTGGCATCGCTAAGAGTAGCAAGATTGAAACAGTCATTAAGAATGGTATATCTGACTTCATCTCTGGTGGGAATCCTAATCAAGTATCTGAATTTGCCTCTAAACTCCTCACTCGTATGACGGTCGGATTCCCTTCGGCAGTAGGTCGTACTATCGTTGAGGGTGGTAAAAGGGCACTTCTTGGCGCCCCAACAGCCCTCAAACTCTTCACCAAAGAGGCTCGCAACAATCCAGCAGTTCGCGCGCAGCTTATCAAGGAGAGTATCAAGCAATTTGGTACAGGCGCTACGGTCGGTGCAATATTCTATAATCTTGGTCAGCAGGGACTTGTGACCGGTGCATACCCAAGCGATCCAGAAGAGCGCGCTCGCTGGCAGCGTGAGGGCATCACAGAGAACTCAATCAAGATAGGTGAGAACTATTACCAATTACCTGCCTATCTCGGCTCTGCGGCCCTCCCAGCCATCTTTGCGGCGACATTAGGACGTAACAATGGCGATACAATGACTAGTGCGAAGGAAGTAGCGGGTGGCCTAGCAAGCATCATGCCTACAGACCAGATAAGTAACTGGCTCGACGTACTTAATGGCCGTACCGACCTAGCTAAATTTGCCAGTCAAACGGGAGCAAGCGTGGTCCGCGCGGTGACACCACTGGGCGCACTACTCAACCAGGTAGCTAAATCATTCGACCCTACACAGAATGATACCAATAGTGGAACGGCGCTAGAGAACTTTGTGAGTAAGATTCAGAGCGGTATACCTGGAGCATCCAATGCACTCCCCGATAAAGTAGACGATACTGGCAACACCCTTATGAATCCAAATCCAGTCGCCCTTGCGTTTGGAGCCTCTTCGACTACCCAAGATAAGGGAGTTCAGCATACCGATGAGTTGAATACCCAGACGAACAGCACGATTCAAAGTATGGCCGATGCGGGAGCATTTGCAGATCCTAACCTTCAGGCCGTGCTCACAGATGACAAGACAAAGCTAATCTACAAGAATATCGTTGATGGCAAACAAGCCACTCCAGATGATATCACGAGTCTTCAAAAGGCGATGGTGAAGGGCGTCAGTGAGCGGGGCGAAGACACCGCATATCTGGAGAAAGAGCAGTACGATACGAACGTTACGGCGCTTACCGTTAAACGTAATATGATGGCTGCCGATCCTACTACAAAGCCAAGTGACCTCAAGAAGATGGATGTTGCTATCAGTCGAGGTAAGGTGTATAGAGATAATACTATTCCATACGATATAATTAAGTCATACGAGGACACTAGCGTATCGGAGTGGCGTAGTTTAGGCGACCCACAGAGCGATAGTTATGACCCAGAGATGTACATAAAGATGTGGGCTATAGATGAGCTTATGGCAAAATCCGGTGTCTCTTACAATAAGACTGACCTATCAAAGCAGAAGTTTAGTGCGAAAAAAGCTGGTTCAGGTAGCGGTAGCGGTTCGCGTAGCTTCAGCTCAGACTTCGGTACACTCAAGGCTGGTACGGGAGCGCCTAATGTTCAGAAGTACGATACGATAGACGCAAAGAGCGGTAGCGTTCCAGTTATTCAGACAGTTCGACCAAATATCGTACATAAAATAGGGAGCAGTTAGGGTACAATAAAACTATGAGCGTCATTGATGATATCACAGAATTAGCACAAGATGTATATTCCAGCATTAACGGTGCTGAGAACGACGACGAAGACGATGATCTGACATTATTTCAAAATAGTTTCATTCGTTCTTTTAACTTATGGATTCGTGAGTATGAAACTGAGGCCTACTGGCAACCGGCGCGCGTCACAGATTACGTTTTAGCTACGATCGCAGATACAACTACTTATTCATTTGACCTTCCAGCTATCTATCGAACCCCCATATTTGATCAGAACAAATATCTGAAACTAGTCTTGACCGATGGTACTGTGATTACGAACTTTGCTCTTGTTGACCCCGATCAACGCGTAGTTGATCCAGATTATGACCGACCCGACCGAGCTACCTTCATTAGTGCTGGTCGTAACGGTGGTGGCAAGGTTATATTATCTCGAGTACCGAAGGCAGAAGAGGTGGGAGCAAAAATTATACTTGATGTTGTCAAACGATTCCCTAAGTTGACAATTAGTGACGGAACAGTATTAGACTGGATATATAGCGACCAGGTTGCAACACTTGGTATTGCCAAGAATCAAACGCTTGCAGATGTCACTAAAGTCACGTTAAGTCCATCGTTCTCGCAGAAATATACGAATGAGCTTAATAAAGCCATGAACGCGAACAGTGTCTCAACCGAGCCAGACACTATGCAGAGAGATGATTATAGCGGTATCGGTGGGATCTGGTAATGGCAGTTACAGACGCCGTTAAAGTAAAAGGAGCACAAATCGTATCAAGCGATATCGTCTCCCTTGATGGCGGTCTGGACGAGCGTGGCGACTACAATATAGCACCGAATGCGATGAGTTATGGCCGCAATGCGATGGTCAACTCGTCCGGGAACGGTGTAAAGCGTCTCAGTAAAAAGAAGTGGCTGCCTAATGCAGTCGCCTTTAATAGCGAAGTATCGACCGTCTACTACAATAATCAGATATATTATTTCATCGTTGATAACGGCAAGGTCCGTTACTGTCAGGATAACTCGACTTCATGGACTGCTTGTGGTGGTTCGAACGTAGTTACAACTACCGCCGGAACTATCACCACCTTCATGCGCACGAATAACTGGTTACTCGTAATGAATGGCGTTGATGAGATGCGCTATATCGATTTGGCGACGTTTAACATGGTTCAGTTCACCTTTGTCGCTAACCCAGTGAGCGTACTCACCGCCGCCGCAACGGGCATCACAACCACAGGCTCCTTCAAGGTATACTACGGCATCACGTATAGCTCAGACGGCGGCGGAGAGACGGCTATTGGACCGATACTCAGCCAGACAGTATCTAAAAGCCGCTCAACATGGAAATCTGATGGTACGGAGTATCTTACCGTCTCATTTAACGATACACCGCCCGCAGGAGCCACAAGCCGTAATTTGTATGCCGCTATCGCTTTGCAAGGTACAACGCCTGTAGCAAGCGATTTGGCCATGCTAGCGAACAATATTCCAGTAGCTACCGCCAGCTTCGCCGATAATGGCTCTATACCGTTCAATATCTCGTACAATACAGCCCCAGATACCAACTCCACTCGAGGCATTAAAGCCCTCTCGGGTATTATGGCTGGTGATGTTCCCGTAGTCTACGGTGATCCAGATAACCCATACGACATTAATTTCGGTGTGCTCACAGATGCGGGAGTCTCGTTCGGAGCTAACAATGGCGGACAGAGGCTACCACTCCTCAAGGGGACTAATTATTACCCTACCTCTGTCGTAGGCTTTCGCAATAACCAGAACATTCCTAATCTTCTCGTGCTCTTCTCGAGTACCGAGGGCGTGTCTAAGCAGCGCATCATCAGCCAAAAGACGCTTACATACGGTAATGCGACAATTAACTACTGGGGAGCTGACGACCTTAACACAGGCGCCTCATCGGTATATAGCCCCTACGGAGTGGTTGTCTCTCTTGGCGAGCTTCTTTTCCCATCATCGTTCGGTATCACCTCTATCAAAACAGAGGCTAATCTTCAGAATGTCCTCTCTCCATCGATCGTGAGTAATGAGGTCTCGAAGACATATGCTACGATCAAGAACGCTAACTTTAATAAAATCGTTGGTGCTGCGTGGAATAATCTTGTAGCCTTTGCGATACCTAGCCGCGGGTACAACTACAATAATCAGATACTTCTTCGAGACATGACGAATAAAGACAAACCAAAGTGGGCTATCTGGGACCTTGCAGTTGATTGGATCGGTGCGATATCTCCTCCTAACCAGGCGAGCTTCATGTATATACGCCAGGGTAACGAGTTCTTCAAGCTTCAGGAATCGTATGTGGCAGAAGACGAGAACAGTAACGGAACATCTACTCCATACCCAGTTACTATCGAAACGAACCTCAAGGCATTTAGCGCGGGTAAGAACTCCTACTTTGCAGCGACTCAAGCAGTGGTCTATCTGGCTGAATTTATCGGTACGGTGGTCATTACGGCCTGGTACTACAATAAGAAGGGTAAGCTGAAGCATAAGACCAAGACCTTCACTAATGGATCTAACCAGCGTAACCTGCTCTCAGGATGGGGCAACCCTCGCTTGACATGGCACAGCGGGAATAGCCGTATGAGAAACTGGTCTACACAACTACCTATATCGGGTGATTCTCCCGCAAGTCAGAAGAAAACTAAGCGCTGTCCTATCCGACTTCCTAACCCCGTTATCAATGAATATAAGATCACCATATCGAGTAACCTTGAAAATACGTCCTTCGACTTCGTAGGAAGTAACCTTGAGGGTATAAATATTGGTGTAGTTGGTGATATAGTATAAACATCATGGCAGATAAAACATACTCAGCTCCATCAGCAGGAAAAAGTGTAAAGAAGTACGCACCCGATTCTCGCGTTCCCGGCTGGCTTCAAGAGTGGGATAAGGGCAAGACCTTCGTTGACAATCACATTAAAGACTTCAAACAGCTTGATACCATCACGAATGCTCAATATACTGGCGGTAGTCAAAAGAATCCTCAGATTGGAGATACCACGATTGCGGGTATCGTGCGCCAGATTATGCGTACCGCAGTCAAAGTAATCCCGAATATAGCCGTAGCTATCAATGGATCGAAGGTCACTGTTGAGGCAATTATCGCGCGTAATCGTATTGAGAAGGTTATTCTTAATCCGACTACATTTGGTAAGGGGTTCATTAGCACCCTTCATCTTGGAGGCCGTGGCGCTCTCTCTAGGGGCTTCACCGTCTTCCAGGTGACAGCCACCAATCTATATGGCAAGTTTGGCGTAACTCCTAAACAGATTCACTTCAATGACTTTGTTATTGAACCGGGTATTCAGGATGGCTCACACAGTACTTATTTCTGGATTCGGACCAAGTGGACACCGGGTAAGCTTGATCAGATTATTGCGCGTGAAGAGAAGAAGCCAGCAGGTCAGAGTACATATGATGTCCAAGCTCTCAAAGCCTTGCGTGCTCAGGGGCCAGATGGTCATGGGTCATCGGATTATGCAGAGTATCTCACGGAGATGGAGAATGCAAAGCAAGATATTGCTACAGAGACGTTCGACATACTCATACGCTACAGCAATGACCCTAGCCAGGACATCGTGACGCTTAGCCCATCAATCAATACACCGCTTCGAACAGTAGAGAATCGCTCTAAGTTCGGCTACCCTCGCACACTATTCCTCGTTATCGACCCCGCAGAGCTATCACCATTTGGCGACAGTCGTGTACGCCTTGCTTCACCTAATCAGAATTTCCTCATGGCTCTGCGTCAGAATGTTGCGACTACCTGGCTCTACAACAGCAAGCCAACGATGGTCAAATCGGGCCTGTTTACGGGAGCAACCAGCCTCAAGTCAGGCGGCGTTATCACCTCTACCGATCCACAGGCCAAGGTACAACTGTTAACTCTCGATACTACGACCGCACAGCAATACCCACAGATTAGCCAAGAGATCGTCAAGCAGATTCAGACTATGATGGGTATGAATCCCGGACAAGCGCTTGGTGCTATCGGTGATTCGAAGACTGGTGTTGGCGCACAAGCTCAGAAACAGGGCATCGACGACGCTATTCAACAGATTACAAATATCCTCGAAGAGTTCTTATGTCAGTACGTTATCTCTGCGTTCGACCTACTCATATCCGAACAGGACGGAGAGAGCATCATTTACCTAGATGACAACGCGCGAGACGATATTATGCGCATAAAGCCTGATGCATTTACCGATCCCGAGAATCCTAACGCTATGATCGTCAACTGGAATGAATACTATGACTTCATCAAGGAGATTGATGTCTCAGTGAATAGTACGATGAGTAAGCAAGATTGGACTGATGAGAAGCGCGGCGATTTGCAAGATGCCGTCACCGTTACTGCTCAGAACACGAATCCTAATGACCCTGCTGCCGTCGCTCGTAAAGAGGTCCTTGAGGACAAACTTATCAAAGAAACCGCTCCCGAACTAGCTCCAGCGATTGATGCCGCTACCGCTAGTGCCGCAGCCCAACCACAACCAGGTTTGACACAAATGCCACAGTAAATAATAATAGGAGGATAAATGACACATATACCAAACGAAGACGAGGATTTTCTAATCAGTGGCGAGGTCGATGGCTTCGCTGTTCCTGATGATATCGATGATAGTATCGCAGAGGAAGAGCTCAGTACAGAGACTAAACTTATCCAAGAGATTAGAGGCTATCTAAAAGATGCCATTGACACCCATAATTCATTCGATGCTATTATTCCTGAAGCTGAAGGTGTGATGACCACTCAGCAACAGGTTCAGATGCATAAAAGTGTGGTGATACACCTACGCCACATACAGCAGACAATCAACGCTAAGATAAAGGAGAATTAGTATGCCAGATACAGAAGAAGATGATTTTGGTAAGGCGATGGAAGCGGCATTTGCCGATGATGGTGGAGATGTCGAAACTCCCGTAACTCCACCCGTTGACCCAGCTACACCACCAGCACCAGCTAATGTGGAGGAGCCTAAAAAAGATGACTCAGTTATTCCAGCGAATCCGGACAAAAAAGAAGAGGAACCTGTCACTCCCGCAGCAGATCCAGCGAAACCAGCGGATGCGGTCCCTGCGACGCCTCAAACTCCAGAAACGCCATCAACACCCGAAGAGCCTAAACCCCTGACAGAAGATAGTATTCGTCAGATCCTAAGCGATGTGCGAACCGAAGAGCGAACATCAGGCCAGGCACTCAAAGAAAAAACCAACGATGTGCTTGAAGCATACTACCCAGGAGGCCTGTCGAACGTCCTAGTGGATGAGAACACTAATAAAGAGCTGCGGACTCCCCAGGACGTCGTAGACGCGTCTGGCGGCAAGATGGACATGGAGGAGGCTACCAAGTGGCTCCTGAACGAACAGTACAAGCTTGACCAGAGTATCTCTAAGATACGAAGTGATGCCGAGAGGGTCGCCGAGACGACCATGAACTTCAAGCGAGATTCGATGGACGCATTAAAGAAATATGGACTATTGTTTAAGCAATATCCACAACTTCAGCCCAAGGTGTATAACCTCTTGATGAGGCAGACGAAGCTTGATGAAGCAAAGGGTGTCGTGCTACAAGCTCCTGATGTCATGGAGCTATATGACGACTACCTCGAGCCGTATAAGTTAGCTTATGAGTTCGCTACCAAGCAGCCGGCCACCAGCCCAGTCACTCCTCCAGCGGCCGCTACGCCTCTAACACCGGCGACTCCTGGAGCGAGTGATCGAATGGATGAGAGTGGAGATGGAGGCATCGTTGAAGAGGTAGATGACCCCAACGACTTCGCACAACAGGTCACTAAAGCATTAAATAACCCAGCATAAGGAGGACATAATTATGTCAGAAGTAACAATCAACGAACCAGAAGGCATTTCATTCTTTAGTATTCGTACTGGAGAGACTCACTATTGTAAGCTTGAGCCTACGATTGCAGCCTACATCAACAGCTCAGATATGGGAATTAATGCATCACGCGGTCAAGATTACGGATGGAGACTGTCTGAGAAGTGGGTTAAGAAGGTTCGTGCCTTTAAACGTAACCCTGTTCAGATGTCTATTCTCACCTCTAAAAATGGTGGCCAGAAGCCTACATTAGTCCAGATTCTCTACTACATGTACGGCGAACAGCTCCAGGCTTACTTCGAAGCCCAGGAAGACAACGAGAATCCATTTGAAGAGCAATACCTCGAGGCTATCAACCGTAGGGGTGGAAGCGGCGCAGAGCCAACACCAAAGCCAGAATTGCCACAAGCACTCGCTGATTTCCAGGCACTCGAAGAGGATGAGGACGATATGTCTAACCTGATCGATGAGGTTATCACCGAAGACGAGCCAGAAGCTCCAGTCGAACCAGTGGTTGCTGAAGAGCCTAAGCCAGCTAAAAAGAAGTAAACGGAACGGATACTAGGTCAGACTCGTACTGGGTCTGGCTATCCTCTAGGGAGAGTATAAACTCTCCCTTTTCGTTCCAGTAGATATGGAGGGCAGTACAGAGGTAGCGCAAGGCGTCTGCAATATGGCTTTGTGTCTTGTGATCTGGTCCGGCGAAGTTACCCGTTTCAGGGCTGAACTTCTTACTGTATTGACGTAGACGACGATGGAACGTTCCCGTAGTGCCTACGTTTATAAGGATGCTCTTCAGCCACTCTTCAACATACCCCACGCCCACACTCACACCCTGACGCTTCAGCGTAGAGGCATTGGTAATCCCCTCGGTGATAAGCGTCTCAAGACGGCTGATACCATCGTTCAGGCTGCCCACCGTGCCGTCATGCGGCAGGAAGTGCCATCCGTACACGTATGGCTTGGCTTTTATGTCTACGGCCATCGCCTTGATGTTTGATCCATTCTTCTCAATAATGTCTATGATGCGCACCCTATTCTTGAAGAATTGGAAGAAAAGTACCACCATCGCATCTGATTTACCGAGGTCCCAGGCGGTGAATACGGGATAGGCTCGGTTGTAGGGGAACTCGCCGATAGAGCCATCTAGGTCCTTCTGGGACATAATCTCTCCGTAGTAGCTCGCGCTTGACGACTGGCCCCAGTCGAGTAGCATCTCCTGTTTGTACTTGAAGTCATTACCGTTACGGAGTATATACCCCTGACGTATCTTCTCAAGCTGTTCGGGCTTGGTATAGTGTGTAGCATCAATATAACAGGTGTATTTAGCAGCGTCAGTCTTGAAGCTCTCGTGCATACGACGCATAGTCTCTCCATTGATGCCGTCAATTTTTGGCGTACCTGTGTAAATACGCTTACCACCATTCTGCTCGACGATAGGGGCGATAACGTTCACCGCTTCAATCGGTTCATCTACGAACTCATCAAACCAATACTTCTTGCCGTTAGCACCGCGTAGCGCCTCGACGTTAGTAGCGCCTACACACATGAAAACTGACCCATTTATAAGCTCAATTCGCATGTCGTCCTCAGAGTTTGATTGTCGTAAGATAAGTTCCCTTGGTATATGATCAAGCGTCTTGAATCCATCGTTCTCAATATTGTTCCAGAAGTTACGAAAGCCCATCTTAGCGGTAGGGTACACGGCTACGATCGTCTGCCTCTCCCTGACTAGGTCTGGGACGATACACTCGCTAAATGTGGTTGTAGTCTTAGCACCACGACGTCCGATGACAAGTAATAATTCGTCAATATTCGGGTCATTATAAGCATTGACTATCTCAAGTTGATAATCGCGTAGTGGTAATCTGTGTGCGGGGACTTGCATTCTCTTACATTATAGCTTATTCTTTAAGTAACAGAAGACAATACACATATTAACACTTTTGATTTGAGGAGAATGCTCTTATGGCATCTAAATATGGTATCAAAACGTCTTCTGTCCTCGACAAACCACTTGAGGTTGCCTCATACGTGGCTCGTTACTTGGACGCAAACGGACTCGATTGGACCTCAGCCTCAACCGTTAAGCTCTTGAACTACGACATTAGTGCGGGTTCACTTGGAACTTACGATGAGACTGCTATTTCACAAACCGTAACGCTCGCTGAAACTGGCGATCAGGATATGACGCTTGCGTATAACAAGTACAAATTCCTTCGCATTCAGGACACGTTCGATCAGGACACTCCTATCGCAAGCCTCGCAAGCAAGTTTGCTCGCTCATGGGTTTACGAGAAGTTTATCCCTGACTTCGACGCGTATACGCTTGCTAAGATTGTTGCCGCACGACCTGCCGCAAACAAAATTAGCTGGAATAGCGGTACGGACAATATCAAACTCAAGTTCTTCAACACTGTCTCGGCAGTCAAGAAACGCGGTGGCGCTCCAGGCAGCATGGTTGCCTTCATTCCATTCGCCTTCTCTGATAGCCTCAAGGCTCTTGTTCTTGCATTCGATGGCTCTAACCTCGGTTACGAAACTGGTAAGAACGGCGTCATGGGTCAGCTCGATGGTGTTGTAGTCGTTGAAACAGACGACACCTACTTCCCAGCTACCTACATCGACGTTGTCGTTGTGGACAAGCGAGCAGTAGTCAAGGCTACTCCTAAGATGGACCCAGCTACCGGCAGCGGTATGAAGCTCATCAAGGATGTCCCTGGACATGGTGGATCTGAGTTGCAGCTTCGCGCTCGTGGTGATGTCTTCGTCTTTGGTATGAAAGCCAAAGCGATCGCTACCCTGGAACGCACAAACTCTTAATCTAAGCAATTAAGCACAAGAGGGTCTTTACAGGCCCTCTTTTGTGTTACAATGAATTTATGAAATCAATAGCTTATATACCAGCAAGCAACGGTTCAGCTAACCCCTCTTTAATGACCGTTCAAACACTTCGTAGCCCAGGTGCGAGCACCATTGTCACAAATACCGTAGCTGGAGTTCCAACACTTCCAGCTAAATTTTATGCAACGATGGGTGAACCTCATACGTTTACTGATCCAATCACGAGCGAGACAATCACCGTCGTCTCCGATGCGACAGCAGTTGACTTTGCCGGACATGTTGACACGGGACAGCTTATTATCGATGCGATAGCTCCCGGGTATGTTGATACGCGCGGTAGCCACGTGGGTGATATCGTTATACTTCGTCCGATTACAGGATGGGCCGATAATCTTTATAATATTCTTAGTGAATCCCATAATGATGATGGTACTATCAAAAACGATGCTATCACCACTGAGGCTCAATTTACAGATAATGTTGACCCGGTTAAGCGACAGGGCGAAGTGATGTTCGACTTTATAGTACTGGGTGGATGCGTGCTTACGGGTACTGGATATGGCTCTACGCTTGCGTGGTCACTGACCGCTGGAGTTGTCTATATTGGTGGCAAAAGACTTACTGTTGCAGCAGCTACGGGTACGGTCACGGCCTCAAAAGATACCTACTTTGATCTCCTTG